CTTTGATAAGTTGGGCGTGAATACCATGAATGATGTGCCTTGGAATATTGAAGAAATCTTTAAGTGGGGTGGTTTTATTCCACAAGATGAAACTATGGTAAATAGTAAGATTAAAGAGGAAGATATCGTTGTATGATAATAATGATTGGCGGTGTGCCTTGCTCAGGTAAGTCCACACTAACAAGAAATATTCTTAGTGTATTGGGTTCGGCAGAGTTTGTCGAACCCATGAAACTATTTCCTTGCCAAAAACATGAACTATTTCCTTGCCAAAAGCATGATGATGTTCTTGTCGTTGGTCGTTATGAAGGTGGCGATCAAAAATTTGGTGGAACTGATCGTATGTCTTATGGTGCAATACCAAAGTTTCGTGATTTTATCAATCAAGAAGCACCCAAACACAAACACATTTTTTTAGAGGGTGATAGATTCTTTCGTGCAGTTGATATTGAATGGTTAATTTCAGAGCATAACGCATCTGTATATGTATTGACTGTAAGTGCAGAAGAAGAAAAACGCAGACACATTCAAAGAGAAGATACCCAAACAGAAAAATGGCTTGCTGGTCGTAGATCACAAATTTCTAACATCATGACAAACTTTATGTTGATGAATGATATTAATGTTAGACCTAATGACACTTTAGAATCCTCTGAAAAAATTAAAACAGAAATAATTAAGCTTTTGACTTGACATTAACTAAGTTCTCTTATACTATAAATAGTATAAATATTGTATAAATGGAGAGGTTGATGAGTTTAAGAGGTTACGTCCGGCAGTTAAAGCCGCGCACAGAAAATTACATCCCACCTGTAGACAGGGTTCAAGACTTACTTGAAGCTGCTAAGGGTATCAATATAGATGTATTACAAAAAGAAATCCCCAAGTCTAATATATTAAGAGCAACCGTTCTTTTTGATGCAATCAAAAATCAAACTAAATTAGAAACTACCAAAGGATCAGTAACCTTAAATTGGATATCTGATGCTGATAGAATTGCCGCTGAAAGTGGTGATTATATTACTGCATTTCAAAGTAGACCAAAATCGTATAAATTAGTATTTGTTACCGATAAAGGTGATAAAATTAAACTTAATGATGTTTTAAAAACTGCTGAATTTGGTGGTGGTCGGGGTTCGGGTGGTGGTGCTGCACAAACAGGTTTAATGGAATGTGCTCAATGCATCTATGCAGCTGCTATATTTAAGGGATCAAAGTTATCAGTAGGTGATGAACTTGATTCATCTTCTTGGGGAACATATAGTGCCAATTTTGATGTAGATGAATCTTTAGATGCAATTGCAGATGGATTTACACAAGCATGGATAGACTCTAGTATTTTAATTGGTAATCAACTAAAGAAAAATCTAAAAGGAACAAACTATACTTGGCATAGGGGTTCTGCTTTTGTTAAAGAAATAGAAAATAAATTTAAAGAATTAAATAAAGCAGAAAAACCTAAACCATTTGCTGACATTAACAAATGGACTCCTGCTGATATATGGGCAGTAAAAAATGGTAAGACTTTTGATTTTAGTCAGTTTTCAACTTTAGGTGAATTTACTAACGAATTGAAAGAAAGGTACGATAGTCAAGATTTAGTTGGAGTTTCTTTGAAACTTGCGTCTGGAAGTGTTACAGTAGAAGAGAAAAATACAACTGGATTTATTCGCCGCCCAGTAATCTATGGTAATTATGATAAACAGAGTAATTTCTTTAAATCAAAAGATTTTTATATTTATTTGGGGAAACAAAAGATGCAACTAAGAACTTTTTCTCCTGTATCAAGTTGGCAAGGTGAATCTAAAGGAAAGGGTGCTGCAGCTGGTAAGATAGGTGGTGGAGTATTGGAAGCTATCATGGTTAGAAATAGCACCCTAACAAAGTTTCCCTATACTAATGCACAATTAAAGATATTGGCAAATAAACCAACACCAGCATTTCTGGATGAAATGTATAATATGTATGTAGGATTAGTATCAGGCAAAGTAGAACCAAAAGATAAATGGATTAAACAAGCCAGTGCAAAAAGAATTGGTCGAGTAACTGGTGCAGATTGGAGATTTTCTAAGTTTAGAGGTATGTTCTTTGTTGCACAGTTAGAAGATAATAAATCTATAGCAAATAAAATATGTGATAATATTGCAGCGTATTCTTTATCTGCTTCTGATGAAGCAGCTCCCCATGTGGTGTACAAATGATGTCATTCTCACAACTCACAGAAGATAAAGGCGGCAAAAATCTTCACCTAGAACATATAGAAGACGAAATACTCAACTATGGTGTCGAGGGTGGTAGAGCTGCTCTAAACTTCTTACGTTCATTGCGAGACATGCTTGCAGGCTCTTCACGTTCCAGTGTTTTTCTCACAGAAAAATGGGACGGTGCCCCAGCAATCTTTTCTGGCATTGAACCAGAGACAGGCGACTTTTTTGTGGCAAAGAAATCTGTCTTTAACGTCAGCCCTAAGTTATACAAAACAAACGCAGAGATTGATGCTGATTTATCTGGAACACTAAACGCAAAGTTCAAAGTTGCACTTGCAGAGTTTTCTAAGTTAGGTATCAAGGGAGTATTACAAGGCGACCTTATGTTTACTGATGATGTAGAAACAGAAACTATTGACGGCACTAAGTATTACACCTTTCAACCTAATACGATTGTTTACGCTGTACCTACTGATTCTGCATTAGGTAAGACTATCAACAAAGCAAAAGTTGGTATTGTTTGGCACACCACATACACTGGTAATGCGTTACAAGATATGAAAGCATCTTTTGGTGCGAACATAACTTCACTTAACAAACCATCAAGTGTGTGGATGGACGATGCAACGTACAAAGATGCATCTGGTAGAGCAACATTTACAAAAACAGAAACCGATAATATTACAAAAATACTATCACAAACTGGTAAAACTTTTCAAAAAATTAATGCGAATCAGCTGCGGTCATTTCTTGTAATGCAAAATGGAATGACAGGCGCTCTCGTTGGAGCTTCTCTCAAAACTTACAACAACTCTAAAGTTCGTGCTGGAGAAATAATTTCTAACCCAGCTGCTCATGCAAAGGGATATGAGAAGTGGGTTGAAATGTCAATTCAAAAACAAATCGACAAAGCAAAATCTCCGAAGGGAAAAGAAAAATACCAGAACATACAAAAAGAATACTTGCGAGAAACCAAAAAACACACTAGAAACTTAATTCAAATTATTACTTTTCAAAATCTATTAGTTGATGCGAAAATGCAGATTGTTAAAAAACTAAATAGTGTGAAAGGTTTGACAGATACATTTGTAAAGACCAAAAATGGATTTAAGGTGACTAATCCAGAGGGTTATGTTGCTATTGATAGAATAAGTGGTGGAGCAGTTAAACTAGTAGATCGTATGGAGTTCTCGTTTAATAACTTTACCGCAATAAAGGCATGGGACAAATGAAGAATTTTAGAGATTTAATCGAAGCAAAAGATACGGTTGTATATGCTTATGGGCGGTTTAACCCGCCAACTATTGGCCATGAGAAACTTATAACAAAAGTTGCTAAGATTTCGGGTTCAAATCCATATCGCATTTATCCATCTCATTCACAAAATCCTAAGAAAGATCCTTTGCCTCAAGCATTAAAAACTGCATACATGAGAAAGATGTTTAAAAGGTATGCAAAAAATATTATTGTCAGTAAATCAAGAAACGCAATAGAAATTGCAGTAGAACTATATGATCAAGGTTATAAGAATCTTATCATGGTTGCTGGTTCTGACAGAGTTAAAGTTTTTGATTCAATGCTTAATAATTATAATGGAGTAGAAGGTAAACCACATGGATACTATAAGTTTGACAGTATCAAAGTTGTGTCTGCTGGAGAACGCGACCCTGACGCAGAAGGCGTAGAGGGCATGTCTGCATCTAAGATGCGAGCAGCTGCAGTTGTTGGTGATTATGATTCATTCAGTACAGGTATTCCTGCTACGTTATCTGATGCAGATAAAAAGAAACTATATCGTGATGTTCGCAAATACATGGGTATTCGTGAAGAACGTGATATGGGAGATATGTCTGACTTTGAAACTTTGCGTGATGCATATCTTGTAGGACAGATTTGGAATGTTGGCGATATTGTAGAAGCAAACGATATTCGTGGGGAGGTTATTCGCAAGGG